TGCGGGAGCTGCGCCGCCTGTACATGACCGACTTCTGGGCCAAGGAGGAGGGCCTGGTCGAGGGCATGCTGCGCACCGAGGTGCCCAAGGCCTACGCTGTGGTCGAGAGCTACCTGGGCAGCCTGTACGCCAAGAACCCTGCGGTCTTCGTGCAAGCGGATGTGCGGGCGCGGGGCAACCCGGACGTCGCCGAGGCGACCGCGAACCTGTACCTGCTCGGCGTGCGGGAGCAGCTCGAGGACGCGACTCGGCTGGCGCTGATCTACCCGTGCAGCTTCATGAAGCTGAGCCCGGTCGAGAGCGTGGACCCGCTCAAGCGTGTGGCGGCCGCCGCCCTCCCGCCCTGGGAAGTCATCGTCGACGCAACGGCATGCGCCTGGGAGCAGCAGAGGTACGTCGGTCACGTGTACCTGATGCCGCTCGAAGAGGCAGCGGTGCGCTACGACCGGCCCGAGACCGACTTCTCGCCTCGGGTCTACCAGAAGTGGATCGACTCCAGCTCGGCCATCGGTGGACGAACGATGATCGGCCTCAGCCCGAACGACAGCAGCGTGCCGACCCAGGAGAAGTGGGTCCGCGTGGTCGAGGTCTACGACCTGCAGGCCGACAAGCTGCTCGTGTGGAGCGAGGACTTCCGCACGCCGGACACGTTCGTCTTCCAGGGCGTGAAGGTGCAGATCGGCGCGCTCGAGGCCAGCGCTGGCGCCGACGAGAAGACGCCGGAGGCGGAGCTGCAGCACGAGACGACGGGCATCCCGTTCAAGAGCGCCAGCGGGAGGCCGGTCGTTCCGATCATCCCGCTCTACTTCTCTCGCGACCCTGACTCTCCGCTGCGGGGCTACAGCCTCCTGGCCCGATCCAGGGACCAGTTCCGGGAGATGAACCTCATCCGCAGCTACCAGGCGCAGGGCGTGCGCCGGATGGCCAGGCAGTGGATGGTACGAGCGGGCTTCCTCAGCGAGGACGCTGGCGCCAAGATCGCTCAGGGCCTCGATGGGGAGATGATCGAGGTCGACCTGCAGCCAGGCCAGCCGCTCGAGGGGAACATCACGCCGGTCCCGCAGGCGCCGATCCCTGGCGACATCGCTGCCTACGCTGTGACTGTCGACAGCGACATCCGAGATGCTGGGCTTCTCGCCCCGTTCACGCGTGGCGAGGTCACGAAGAGCACGGCGACCGAGCAGCAGCTGCTGGCCGCCTACACCTCGAGCGAGATCGGCCGGATGGCCCGCATCCGCGACAGCGTGATCACGAGCATCGCGAGCACCTACAACGTCATGCTCTCCGTGGTCCTCGGCGACGAGGCTGAGCCGCTCGCGCTGCCCAACCCGGTCGGGCCTACCAACCTGAGCGCTGACGACCTGACCGGCGACTTCAGCTACTGGGCGGTCGACGCTGGCACGACGCCCATCTCGGACATGGCCCGGCAGCAGAGCCTCGAGCGGCTGGCTCCGCTTCTGCTCTCGCTCGGCGCCCCGCGCGAAGCAGTGCTCGCCGAGCTCGTGCGCGCCTACCAGCTGCCCGAGGCCTTCGCGAAGGCTGTCGAGGCGGCGCAGCCCCCTACCCCCGAAGGGGCGCCCGCCCCGCTTCCGTTCGAAGGAGTCTGAGATGCCCCTTGAAGTCATGAGCAAGCTGCCCAGCGAGCTCGGCGCTGCGGCGCGCGACAGCGACGAGATGGTCGGCCTCGAGCTGGCGGCGATGGTCCCCAAGCCTGACCGGCCCTACAGCCCGAAGGTGGTCAAGGCGCTCGCTGAGACGCTCGCGTCGGTGCTGCAGGCCATCGGCATCGAGGGCGTGGAGGTCGAAGAGTACACCGGCCCGGTCGCACAGCTCGAGCCTGACGACGTGCGGTTCCTGGCAATGGTCGCAGCCATGGCCCAGGACTACGGCAAGCCGATCCCGGTCGAGCTCACCGACATCCGGGGGGACAAGGAGCTGACGGTGATCACCGCGCACCTGAAGGGCCTGGCCAACGACCCTCGCTTCAAGGCCTTCCTCGAGGTCGACCAGGAGGCTGCAGAGCCGCTCGCCGAGGAGATGGCCATGGAGCGCAACGGCGAAGTCGAAGTTGAAGGCATGCTCGAAGAGGGCGAAGAGGAAGAGGGCGACGACGAAGAAGAGGTCGTCCAGGTCAAGAAGCGCGCCAGCCCGGACGCGCTGTTCCGGTCCCGCATGCGCTGAGGTTCGCGATGGCCTTCTTCCGCACACTCACAAGCGCTGTCGGTGGCCTGGCGAAGAGGGCTGCCGAGTCGGCGCTGGTCAACACAGTCGCCGAGGCGCTCGGCTTCAGCGGCGCGAACCAGCGGCGCGTCGTGCCCACGGACTTCACGGTCCTGCGCCAAGAGGGCGTGGGTGGCACGGTTTCGGCGATGGTCGGCCTGGAGGAGGCCATCGACCAGATGTTGCCCGTGCGCTTCCAGTACACCGACTTGTGGGTGCGTCGCGACGGCTCCGTGATCGGCATCAAGGGCCTGCGCGTGGGCAACCCGCATGCGCTGTTCTACGGCCCGAACGGACTGCCCTACCTGCACATGTACATCGACCCGCAGAGCGCCAGCCAGAGCAACACGCTCCGCCGGCGCGCGGATGCCACGCCCAGTGAGCGCCGGAATGGCGAGATGCCAGGCTGGCGGACCTTCATCGTGGGTCGCATCCGTGACCTCGAGGTGCTCGAGCCGAAGGACGCGTTCGGGCGCCGCAAGAAGTTCAGGATCGCCCCTGGCTTCAACAAGGGCTTCTACGACAGCTACGTGCTGCGTGCTGGCGACGTCAGCAGGCGGCGCGCGACCTGGGCCCAAGACTGACATCACCCTCCACCAAGGAAGTCCCTGTGACCACTCCGAACGCAAGCGCATCAAGCCAACCGTCAACCGCTCAAGCTGTGCTCGACCAGGCCACGGCGCTGCATGCAGGCGCACCGGCGCCCGCGCCCGCGCCCGCGCCAGAGCCGAGCGCTGAAGAGGCCGAAGTCGAGATCGAGGTCGAGGCCGAAGGCAAGCCTGAGCGGCGGGGCCTGTCCTGGAACGAGGCGCTCAAGCAGGTGCCTCCGGACATCCGGCAGCTCATGCGCGGCATGCAGGCCGACTACACCAAGAAGACGCAGGAGCTGGCCAGCGAGCGCAAGAGCTTCCTGGCAGAGCGCCAGGCCCTGCTCAAGGGGCAGGAGTCGCTGAAGGCTCCCGCCGAGCTGCCCGAGTTCGACCCGTTCAACGAGAGCACGATCAACGCGCGCATCGAGGCTGAGGTCAACAAGCGGCTCAACGCAGTGCTCGAGCCGATGAAGCGCGAGTACGAGCAGGTGCGCGCCGAAGAGGGCTACAACACCTTCCTCGCCGAGCACGCTGACCTCAAGACCGACGTCGGCCTGCGCTCCGAGGTGCAGCACTTGCTCGAGGCCAACACTGGCCTCGACCTGGAGACCGCGTACTGGGCCGCCAAGGGCAAGCAGGCGCGGCAGGCTGCAGCCAAGGCCACTGAGAGCGACAAGGCGCGGCGCAGCGCGGAGCGTGAGGCGGCCCAGCGTGGGACCGGCCTGCCGCGCAAGGGCGCTGCAGCCGCTCCGCCGGCGGCCCGCGACATCCGCAAGATGAGCTCGGCGGACATCTTCGCCATGGCTCAATCGTTGCATCGTCGCTGAGCCTGCGCTACCGTTGCTGCGCGCGGACCACCCCTTTGCGGCGTCCTGTAGCGGCCTCCGGTGACGGACACGCCTCCACAAACGACCACCAACCGCAAGGGAGGGCGCCATGCCCATCAACCCGTCGATCCTTTCGACCACGCTGCAGCTTCTCCGCGACAAGCTGATTGACAACTCCTTCGTCAGCCACCCGCTCTTCCGGGCGATCGAGCAGGCGGGCAACCTCGTCAAGGTCAACGGAGGCTCGCGCATCGAGCAGCCGGTGATCTTCGGCGATCACAGCCAGATCAGCGTGCTCAGCAACGGCTTCGAGCCCGTCAACATGGCGGTCACCGATCCGTTCAACAGCGCCAAGTTCGAGTGGTCGAACTTCACGCAGCCCATCGTGCTCTCCGCCGTTGAGAAGGCCGCCAACAAGGGCGACCTCGCGGTGGTGAACATCCTTGAGTCGAAGATGAAGAACGTCATGCTGGGCCTGAAGAAGCAGGTGAACCAGCAGGTCATCGTCGGCAGCGGCACCATCAACACGCTGCAGACCCTGAACGGCAACGGCACCACCCTGCTCGCGCCGAACACCACGGGCTGGTTCGAGGGCGTGGTGCTGGCGTCGCAGACCAACACCGTTGGCGGTCTGGCGAAGACCACCTTCCGCGCGCAGAACTGGTACAACCAGTTCTTCAACAGCGCCGGTGCGTTCGATCTGAGCCACCTCGACCAGCTCATGATCAACTGCCAGTTGTTCCACCCGGGCGGGAAGTTCCCCGACATCATCCTCATGAGCCCGCGGTGCTACGCGGCCTTCCAGGCTCAGCAGCAGTCGCAGGTGCAGTACGTCAGCGCGTCCGACCGGGCGACGCTCGATGCGGACATGGTGGGCATGTGGCGCGGCGCGAAGATCTACGTCGACCCGAACCTCGGGTTCACCGCCAACGCCGGCTCCGCCATGACCGCGCTGCCCGTCTCGGCGTACTGCCTGTCCAGCGACATGTTCCAGCTCTACGCCGACACGGACGGCTGGTTCAACCTCAGCGAGATGATGCCGGTCCCCGGCACCGCGACCGAGGCGGCGCAGATCTTCTGCCGGATGCAGCTCGTGACCGGTCACCTCGCCAGCCACGGCATCCTCATCAACGCGGAGGCTTGATCACATGGCTACCTCGACTCTGATCCAGTACCTCCAGCCCGGTGAGGCTGGCAACACGATGAACCGCGGGCAGGTGGAGACCTTCCTCGCCGGCGGCACCATCGGCGTGGGCGACGCGGTCGCTCTCGACCTGTCGAAGACCGGTGCCGACAAGGCGCTGTACGTCGTTGAGGCTCCCGCCAACTCGGGCGCCATCGTCGTCGGCGTCGCGCTGACCAGCGCCGTCGCGGGCGATAAGGTCGGCGTCGTCGTCACCGGCTATCTCGACGTGGCGGACGTTGAGACCGGCGTCGTCGCTGGTCAGGCGCTCTACGTCGGTACGACCGCCGGCCGTCTCGCGGCGTTCAAGAACGCTGCGACCAGCACCCAGGCCGCGTTCTTCTCGGCCGTCCAGACCGGTACCGGTGCTCCTCAGAACATCGCTCACGGTCTCGGCGTTGTCCCCGACCTGGTCTTCGCGATCCCCGAAGACCTGAACGTCGCCACCATCGGTGCCTACACGGTCGTCAACGGCGTTCACACCTCGACCAACGCGATCTTCACGGTGACCACCAGCAAGACCTACCGCGTGGTTGCCATCCGCTTCGCTGACGCCAGCAAGGCGGTGGGCGCCATCACCGGCCCCGTCGCGGTGGCGCTGACCAACGAGGCGGCCAACAAGAGCGCCGTCTTCGTGCTCAAGCGCGGCTTCTGATCCGCGCTGCTCGGCCCAACCGGGTACACTGGCCCCGTCCGCCCCGCGCGGGCGGGGCTTCGTTGCAGGAGGCAGCATGAACCTCGGCGACCTGATCGACTTCTGCGGCAACTTGCTGGACTACGACCCGACCAACGACACCTACCGGTCTCAGCTGGTCGCGCTGCTCAACGACGCGCAGACCCGCTGCCTGACCGACCGGCCCTGGGACTTCGCGCAGCAAGACCGCAAGCTGCAGGTCTGGACCGACCTGAACCTGGCTGTCACTGTGACCAACGGGAGCGCGACCGTGGGCGGCGGGCCCTTCACTGTGTCGAGCTC